TGGCAGCGGAACATTGCCCGTTCCGATGTTGCCACCTCCAGCTCCTGTATTATCTGTTGGCGAAGCTCCTGCAGGTGCTTGCATAGCAGGTCCCATTTGAGCTTGTCCTCCAGCAGCGGCTGTATTAGTTTGATTTCCATTTACCATCCCCATTATTTGTGCAAAAATTGCTGCCCGATCTGGATCATTAATTATTTGTTCAGGATCGATGTCCAACGATTTTGCAACTTCTTTTAGTATTGTATGCCATTTAACAAATGGTGCTAATGAAGGATTAGCCGCAGTTTGCATAAACGTCATAAGTCTTTGTGATCGTACTTCCTTTTGCATTAAAGAAGATGTTCCTCTTGCTTTAATTTCCAGATCACCTTTTATTTCGGGTCTATCATCATTGAACTGCATATTCCAGTAGAATAATGTTTTCCCCAGGGGCTTTAATAAATAGTCATCAATATTTTTAATAACTGTTTTAATACTTAAAGCTGCAGCTCCCATTAACATGGACATTCCTGCTGCAGTTCGTGTTGTTGATTGTATTCCTGTTGTTCCATGTGAATAAGATGGAATACCCGTTGCCTCATCGGCTAACTGTCTGAACCGATCAAACATCATCATATTTTCATTAGTGGTACTTGGAAATTTTAATCCATGAATTGCCTGTCCTGGCTGACCACTTTGTCTTCTAAATATTTTTCCAGGAAATACTTTCATATCCTGTCCTGGTACCAGTAAAGTTTCATCAATATCAAAAACTAAATTTCCTGATAGTGCCAAATTATCAATAGCCATTCTTGCATGGCCATTCATAATTTGCTGGGAATCTTCCATATTTTCTGGAACACCAATTCCAAAAAACTGATAGGGATTAAGTTCGTAAGGACATACCATGTAAGGAAGTCGTTTTGGTGTAAATGGATTTTCAGTTAATCTTAAAACCTTATCACCACAAATCCATGCATTAACCGAAACAACATCTAAATCATCATCATAGTCAAGACCAATTTCTTTTGCAATCCTTTTATCCAGTAAGCCCCAATATTCTAAAACTTCAAATCTACTTTTATATAAAGATTCAAGATTTTCCCTGTTGTATAAAGATGATTCGTATCCCCGTGCCTGATAGTTTGCCCCCATTTCCAGACATGACCGAATAGCATCTTCCCTGAATAAAGGACGTTTAATTAAATTTGCAAACTGCTGCCTGTTAAAAGAATGACGCTGAATAACGTATTCTGCATCAGTCATATTGGTACAATTAGGATCAGAATAAAAATCCCAACAGGATACTGCTTCCAGTTTTGGAACAGTTTTTATCTTTGCAATATAAGCCTCTGTCCCAGTCTCTTCATCTTTCTTCCAATTATGATAAACTTTATCTTCATTGAAAGGCCCTTTTAAAATTCCTGTTCCTAAAAGACACATTTCAAAAAAGAGATGTCTTAATATTTTAATAGCTTCCGTTTCCTCTAACTGATCATGAAGTACTTTCTGTAATTTTTCAGCTGCTATTCTTGCAGGTTCAATCTGAGGCATTGATCTTGAATCAGGAGCAGGACCTTCATCTAATCCAATTGATCTGTATTCTTGAGCTAAGTTTTCCATGAGCATATCTGCAGTTGCTCCTTTTGGAATCTGTTGACCATCTCCAGGGAATCCGTAAGGATTTGGTAAATCCCCATTAGCTGCTGCCCCGTTAGCCTGTTGCATTTGTTGAGGTTTTAAATGAGCATACTCCGCCATTTCTTCAGGTACAGGAGTTGGTTCAACTCCAATTGGAAATTTTCCTGAACCAAATAAAACTTCTATAATCTGCCCGAATGCAGCAAGAACTTTTGTTTTTGTAATCTTAACAAAGACTTTAGATTTTTCACTATCACGAAAAGCGGTTTCAGGACCATAAAGTCCACGATAGTTACGGTAAGCTGTCAGCCATCTTTTCTCGTCATAGATACGAGAAGTTTCAGATTGCTGAAATTTACTTCGTATATATCCTATTAAAGGATTATACTCCTCTGTGTAAGGTTTCTTTGCCATTTTATTTTAAATCTCGTATATGATAACCTAATTCATCAGTGGCTTGTTCTCCAGCTTCTCCCATAGAGAAATCTAAGTCTTCCATAATTTGTTTTCTAAGATTTAGCCAGTCCTTTTTTTCTGATCCCACAGCATGAAATTTTACTTTAGGAACAACTACTTTTATATCTTTAGCAACTTTAATATTTTTATCTTGGTTATTTTTTTTATACTTAGGATGTTCATTAGAATAAGTTTTAGTCATTATCGAAGATTCTCTAAATCCGACAGTGTTACGTTTTGTCCACCTTTTTGTTTTTTAATTTCATTTAAAATTTCTTCAGTGGATTTTGTCTCTATACCTGCAGTCCTATCCATTTCCTGTTTTTTAACAGCTAGAATAGCAGAGTTATATGCAGTAGATCCTCTTTCAAGTTCTGCGACCTGCATAGATGCTGGTTTTACAACATCTTTAGCTTTATACTTATCCATAGTAGTGAACTTTTGGTGTTCATTACCAATGGTCTTATCAGGTCTATAAACCATGACTAGTAATCTCTTTGTTCAGCTTTTGTAAAAATAGATTTATCAACCATGTTGACTCTTTTTTTTGTTCCTTCTTCTTTTCCTAAGTCACCCTGTTTGATTTTTCTATTGGAATCCATTTCCAATCCTTCACGATAAAGTTTTCCATCAGGAACATTAGAAAGGTCTCCCTTTTTAATTTTTCCTTCCCAGATTTCTTTACCTGCAGGATATTTATATCCATATGGCATATTTATTTCTCCTTATTTGTTTTAATTATTAGTAACTTCCTTTATCAGCTTTTTGCAATAAAGGATTTTGAACATGTTCTGATCCTGATTTAGTAACATATTCCCCACCTTTATACAAAGAACCTTCTTCAGATGCTAAGTAATTCTTGGACTTGCCTTTACGAGGTGCATGTTTATTAAAGTCGATATTAGTTGCTTCCTGATTTGGCTGTTTGCCATCAGGTGCTGAACCAAGATCTCCTTGCTTAACTTTAGTATTTGGATCAAATTTAGTTTCCATTAGTATTCTCCTTCATCAAGATCAGACTCTTCAGTTAAATCTTCAAGTTCCATTAATAGGTCTTCTTCCTTTTCATGCAACTCTCGAATATCCTCAATGACATCTGATACTGTTCTTGTTTTCTTTTTTCTTGCCATGGGTTTCTCCAGTTTTATAGTTTTATTTTTTTTATTGATAGTATATTTTTAGTTGGGATTGTTGTATAGGATCCCCCCTGTTTAATTTCTTTAGTTTCTTCAAAACTTAAATCCGCCATAATAACTGTTGTGGTATTATTTTTTTCCATCAACCACCCGACACTGCTGCAAACAGCTGTTTTAGATTTTTTTATTTCTAAAATATATGACCATTCAGAGCACGATACTATATCTTCCCATGTTATTAAAACAAGATCATAGGGAAAATTTTTATGGTTAATTTCAGGAAGTTTCTTTATTCGTTTTTTTGACACTTTTATTAGTACCCAAATATTCTATCCACAGGTTGAAATTGAGGTCTAGGTGTTTTATTAAACCTGGCTGCATATTCTGTATGCAACGGTCTACTCATACATCCATACCGTAATGCGTCATAAGCGTGGTCTTCTGCATTTGTATCAATATCCTCTGGGTTATTATCATCGAGGGGTAAAAGGGGTAGTGTCCTAATTAAATTTCTACATGTTGAAAAAACTCTAAGTCCTGGATCTTTCTTTGGAGTGTCAGCCAATTTTAATCTTTTATGAATTTCCAGTTTTCCACTTACACGACTTCTTGGTGTCCGATCAGAAGGTCTCCATTTACAACCTACCTGAATCATAGTCTCTGCAATACTAGGTCCGATATCACCACGTTTTGCCCAAGTACTAGCATCAAGTACTCCGTATCGAATATATTCCTTTTGTTCCAGTTGTAAAATCTTTCTGGCAAATACATCCGCTGTTAATTTCTTTGTGTAAAACTCCCTATAAATCCAAAGATTATTATCATAATCAATAGCAAACCATAAGCAACAAGCAGGAGAAGCATAACCCCAGTCTGCAGCACGAAATTTCTGCCAACCTCTAGGAACTTCAAAAGGATCGACCACGTGGACATCTTTGCTAAATTCTGGAAATGATGAATCTTCAAATGCATCCCAGTCTCCTTCTAAAAATTGTTTACGCTGTACATCTGGTAAGGAAGACAGCATGGCATAGTAATCCTCTGTTTGCATCAGATAAGGATTATCTTGCAATTTCGCAGGAATAAATCTTCGAGTAATATATTTTACTCCTGTAGGTGTTTTAATATCAATATTAAATGCAGTGTTAGGTGTAATAGGGTCTACAAACATTTCACGAACCCAATGTGAACCTACGTTTCCTGGATTTCCTGTAGATCTCATGTATACAGGTATATTAGGATCAACTGAACGTAATGATGATCTTAAAAAATTATATATATCTGGCGAAGGATATTGTGGTAGTTCGTCTACGCCTATCCATGTGTAAGATTGCCCTTGGTAACGTAAAGCGTCTGTCATGTTCTCTGCGTACCCGAACTCTATCTTTGCTCCTGAAGGGAATCTCCACTCTTTTTCTTGCTCTCTCCATTTAGCTCCTGGAAATGCTCTGTTATATAATCGTTGAGAATGAGTAATCAAATCTCTCAACTCAGGCATTGTCCTTCTTAATAGAAGTGCTCGATGATGTGTCTTGTGGCAATAACGTAGAGGATCTACTAACATTGCGTAGGACTTGCCTCCACCTCTTGCTCCCCCATAAAAAACTTCTCTTTCGGAAGCTGCAAGGAAATCTGTCTGTGGGCCTGTATTAGGTTTAAAGACAACTTCCTGCTGATTTATGTGCTCCTTTATATTCTTAGGAGCTTCATCGATCACATCCTGGGTTATGAGTTGCTGGTCTTTTCCGTCCAGTGCCGTGTTAACCTTTTTTAATTTCTGTTTAACATGTTCGGCATGTTGTTTTGCTGAACGAAGTGATTGTTCTGCCTTTGCAACTTTCTTTCGTGTTCTTGCTAAAACTAGTTTAGCTGACTCTTTGGCTTTCCTCTTGATTATTTTCTTTGGTTTCGGAGGTGCTATCTCGCTTAACTCTTTTTCTAAGTCCGACATAGGATATATATCTTCCTGTTTTTCTCTTTAACCATATTGCCACTTCTCGATATGAACACGTCTTTAAATAATTCTTTGCTTCTTCTAAAGCTTTTAATTCTGATTCTATTGGAATCAGGTAATCCCCTGTGTCGTCAGTCTTGTAGCCAAAGGGAATTGTTCTGGCTTTTCTTTTAATCACTTTAACTTGTTAGTATGGGAAGTTTATAAACCTTTTTTTCTTTTTGCCTTTTTTTAAGTTTCTCTAATAACTCTTTATCTTTTGGAGTAAATTTTTCTCCACCATATTCTTCATAAGCTTTTTTCTTTTGTAAAGTTCGATACTGTAATAAGGCAGCACCTTTTAATATTGCAACCTTTTTATTATCTTCAATTGATGATTTTTTATTTCTAGGATGTGCGTTTGCATAAGTTTTTGCCATAGTTAGTCCTTAATAGGGGTAACAATTGAATCTTCTGGTGTTTCTTTTGCAGGTAGTATAAATATACCGTGCATTGCTTTCATATTGATATCGATCTGATCTTTCTTAACAATACCAATTCTATCTAAAATCTGTTTAGCTGCTTCTATTCTAATATTAGCATGAGG